ACGGCATTGTTTGTGCTCATTGTATCCTCGGTATATGTAAATGTCAAGTGGTTTATACAATTGTTTAATCAAAGCAAATGAAATAGGTGGGGTGACAATCCCACATCTCTTTAAGACCCAAAGGGCGTGACGGCTGCCTGTTCCGTCCTCAGATTTCATCTGTAATAGCTTATGTTTCAGTAAATAATTATAAAAGAGGAACCAGCGAACTGATTCCTCTTAAAATACGTCCTTGGACCCGTAGGTTACCAAGGAACTATCAACTATAGTATATACTAATTAGTATATGCATAGTAACAGACATAGTAGTGTCTGTCAAGAGAAATACCTAAATCAACGCCTCTTCTTTACAGTGTTTATCAAGGATAACATCATCCGGAATTTCACAATATCTATCCTTGTTATCAACAGAATCCCACGGACCATCCGGGGCATGTGTAATCCTAACCAAATCAGACACAGATAATTTACAGCACTTTTTTAGGGTGGCGTCTATAGAGCAAATCTTGGAAACGCCATCTTCTGCAAATAAAATGCGGCTACGTGCTGGCATTACTGCATATTCTTTCGCTAAATGATGATCTTTGGAAAACGTCTCATCAATATTCTTGGTTCCTTTATATTCATCATAAACGGATTTGACGACTGGTCCGTATTTGAAGGCGTAAATAGTATCTTCAAATAACTTATGTTTGGTGGCACACAAATACTCTGCGTAACACATATATACTAATTTTTCTAATTCTAAATGTGTACAAACTCGATTAGCTAAAATATATTTAGCAATGTCCAATCCATTTAACACTCTATCAGCGGAGATTAGGTTTACAAATCCAAATAAAGAGTCAACAACCTGAACATTTTCAAAAAAACAATCCGTTTTAATAACAGACTCCCATGAATCCGAGTTTGTTTCAACAAAGTGTGTCGAAATAGCTACAGATTCTCCACAATAATTTTTGATTATTTGCACCTCGCTGCTAAGCATCTCTGGCGACATAGACTCATCAACAACATAATGCATTGCGATACGTCTGCCTTTAGAATAAGAACTACTCATAATTATAAAATGCTTGACCATCATCATCACCTCCTTTAATTTTTCTTTCCCATTCAGTATATTCTTGTTTGTATAATCTGTGCGAATTTTTGTTACCTTTTTCGTTTTTTGCTGTCCATACTTGCAATTCCCACGGAAAATGAAAGTTACCACTTTCAAAATAGATGTGAGTTGCTACATAGGACAGTTTTGAAGAATCAATACATTTATAACTGGGAAAATTTTGTTGCATATAGTTTTTCACATTTTGATGTGAAAATTCTTCATTAATAACAATCCTGACACCAAGCAAATCGTTTAGGCATTTTTTTATTGGAATCTTGCCGTTTTCGTGATTGGTGCAATAATTATTCAACTTATATTCAATTGAATTTTGTGCCTTAACTCTGCTTGTAACAGAAGAGTTAACATAATTAATTTTGCCCAAATCAAATACAATATATGCTAATTGATCATTAATTAAGGAGCGGTATTCAAAAACCCTATTTAATATATCGGCATTATTTATCGTATCGCAAACCAGTTTTTTCTTTAAACTAAATGCGTTTTGATTTGTTGAATCCCACATACTGCATATACGCTCATAATTATTTTGAATAACCTGTATAAGTTTACCTAAATCTTCTAACATATATTCTCCTTATATGTTCCAATATTGTCTCATTATCAATCAATATTGTCAATAACAAATATAACCAAATTTACCTCAGTACTTCTGTCTATTTTCAATTACCTTACCGATTACTTTGACTGGTTTTTCCAATATTTCATCATTCGTAAAATATAACGGCTCGTAAGCCGGATTAGTTGGCATAAGTCGAATTCCATCTTCGTATTTTAATAATCGTTTGATAGTTGCATTATCACCGTTGACCATAACAATGGCAATTTCACCGCTTTCTACATCGTCTTGTTTCCTGACAATTACAATATCACCTTCGCAAATACGTGGTTCCATTGATGAGCCTTTTACTTGTAGAGCAAAGTATTCACCTTTGGCAGCAGTGGCGGCATCTATTTCTTCGTAATCTATAATATCCTGTATTGCTTCAATTGGAATACCGGCAGGGACGGAACCGAGAACAGGGATTGTAGTTGACTGTTTGGGCGAGTTCTCGTATCCTTCATCCCAACCCATCAGATAGGCAGGGGAAGTGTCGAGAGCTTCTGCAACTAACAAGATTTTATCCCGCTTCATATTGGCAATCATTCCGTTTTCCCATTTTCGTACAGTACTTTTCCCTACTCCAACAAGGTTACCAAGTTCTTCGAGCGTGAACCCTTTTTGTAGTCTAAGTTGATTTATTTTTTGCCCCATGTTCATATGTATCACCTCTGCTGTAATTTTGTATGGTTTATTATAATATATAAGTGTCATTTTTGCAACAAATTTTGCACAAAAAAAGAAAAAAGTGTCCTAAATGACAAAAAATGTATTGACAGCAGAAAATAGTCGTGTTACTGTATAAGTGTCCTAAATGACACAGAGGAGGTGAATATGATGAATAAATATAAATTAGAGTATGAAATGAAATCAAGAGGTATATCGGTGGAGGAATTGTGCAATGCAATTGGTATAAGTAGGTCCGCATACTATAGAAAGTGCAATGGAACATCAGAGTTTACTCAAAGCGAAATTCAAAAAATTGTTGAGTATGTTGGATTGGATTCGCCAATGGGAATTTTTTTTGAAACAAATGTGTCGTAAAAGACACCACACAAAAGAGATTCCGCTGAAAAGGAAAATCAATCAGTACGAGGTAATACTCTAGGGTCCAAAATAAAGAAGCCTGCTGCAGTTCGTGAATATGGCTGAGTACCATCTGCATTTCGTTGGACCCTAAAGTATTACCTCGGCAGAACGATGATAACACAAAATAAATAAGAAGCATACATTAAATTGAGGTGATGAGGTCAATGAAAATAAATAATTATGTGAAAATCCGTGGTGCTTATGTGCCTACATCGAGCCTTACGAAAGAGGAGTGGCTGGAAGTATCCGGTACCATATTGGACCGTTTCGCCGGGAAAATGGGATATAAACGGGAGGAAAAGCTCTGCGTAAAAGGTTAGACAACACTTTGCTATGTGGTACCGGAAGATTATACGGAAAGGAGGGACAAGCATGAGAAAACACACAAAAGAAAATGTATTATGTGTCACCGCAATTATTTGTTTGCTGGTATGCATAATTACGGCAAGAGCAGTAAGCAGCTTTCACGTGCAGGAAATGGTTTTATTTTCAGTAAGTGCCGTATATTTGGCGGTATTTATTGGAGTAAATAGAAAAAAGGTGCTGAAATAAAGCACAGAAAGGCAGGAGAGAACATGACTTTTCCAAAACATATTATGACAACGGCGGAACTTGCTAGGATGGGTTTCCCATCAAAGACACTGAATGCAATTGCAAAAGAGCCGGAACAGAATATCGCATTTCGTCTCAGACCGGACGGAAACGTCTTTTGGGACACAGAAAAATTGCAGAAGCGAATCGAAGATAATATGGTTCGCAACTAAGAGAGGAGGTAATAGGTAATGGATATGATGAAATTAAAAATGTCACCAACGCAGATAAACTGCAGTTAGTGACATAAGAAAAAACACAGTAACAGTATACCATTGATAGACCATTCGGTCAAGAAAGGAATTGAGAGTATGGAATTAAGAATTAAATCAATGTCGTTCCCGGAAGCAATTGAGTTTAACTTTGAGCAGTTGAAGCAGGAATTGACAGACAAAGCAGAACAGTATAAGGGTCTCGTTTACACAGATGATCAGGTGCAGGATGCAAAGAAGGATGTTGCAGCCTTGCGGAAATTCACGAAAGCACTTTCGGATGAAAGAATCAAGGTGAAGAAAGAGTGCATGAAACCATATGAAGAGTTTGAAGCAAAAATCAAGGAACTGTCGGCGATTGTGAATGAACCGATTGCGCTGATTGATTCACAGCTGAAAGAGTATGAAATGCAGAAAAAGCAGGAGAAGTTATCGGTAATTCTTACATACTGGGATGAATGTGAACATCCGGAAGAATTGACTTTTGAATCTATCTATGATGAGAAATGGCTGAATGCTTCTGTATCTATGAAAAAGGTTCAGAATGCAATTACTGAAGCGATTCAGCAGTTTAGCAGAGATCTGGCAACGCTTGCTACCTTGCCAGAATACAGTTTTGAAGCACGTCAGATGTATATTTCCACGCATGATGTTACAAGCGCACTGAATGAGGCTAACAGACTCTCTGAAATGGCAAAGAAAAAAGCGGAGGCGAAAGCAAAGGAAGAAGAGAGGAAAAAGGAGGAAGTCAAGCCGGTAGAAGAATTTGTTACCCCGGCAGCATCGGTTGACGAAGAACCGGAAGAGGCTTTTATTCCATCATTTGAAGAAGTGACAAAGTCCTCATGGATTAATTTCAAAGCAAATATGACAAAGAAGCAGGTGGAGGAACTGTGCAGGTTCTTTGATGAAAAACATATTCCATATACGCTGCAATAGAGAGGAGAAGTGATTGTATGTACCGAGTAATAATTGAGGTTGAATATTTGAATACGGCATTTGATTTTGTGGAAGCAGAAAGCGCCGTTGCTTTTATGAAGACAGCTATTCAATCGCATAATGAATCAGCAAGTAAAGGTGCTTTTGAAATTTGGATGAAGTACGTTGAGGAAGAGGAGGGTGCAGAGACATGAGTTTAAGTGAAAAACTTAGCCGGATTCAGACCACCCTTAAGGCTCCCAAGAATCTGTATAACAAATTTGGAAAGTACAAATACAGAAATGCGGAGGGCATTTGTGAGGCGGTAAAACCTTATCTGGAACAGAATAAATGTTATATGGTGTTGAAAGATGACATGTTAGAGCTGGGCGGAAGATTCTATATCCGAGCGACGGCGACTTTGTATGATACGGAATCGGATGACTGCATAAAGGCTACTGCATTTGCGAGAGAGGCTGAATCGAAAAAAGGAATGGATGAAAGCCAGATAACAGGGGCGGCATCCAGCTATGCAAGAAAGTATGCGCTGAATGGTTTGTTTCTTCTGGATGATACCAAAGATGCAGATTCCAATGAGTATTCCGAACAAGGAAAAGAAAATACGGATGAAAATAAGGAAGCGGAACAAAGGCAGGTTGAACTGTCGAAGATTTCAGAGATTAAGGTGAAATCACTGGAAGAAAGGTGCAGGAAAGAGGGCATTGAATTGTCCAAACTTATGCGGCTTTATAAGGTTAGTTCCCTCAGTGCTCTAAGTGAATTGCAGTTTCGGAATATCAATGATCACTGGGAAGATATAAAGAAGGTGTGACATGGAATTTACAGGCAAAGTTAAGGATATCAGCATGGACTGGCAGACCGGACAGGCGCAGATTACATTTACCATCAATGAGAAGTCTGCACTTGCTTCTGTTGATTCCATAAAAAACTGTGAAAAGCTGACCGTAAAAGCAAAGAAATACCGGCAGAAAAGAAGTCTTGATTCCAATGCTTACGCATGGGTTCTCATGCAGAAAATAGCGGAGGCTACCGGCTCAGATAAGTGGTCCATATATCTTATCTGTCTTAAGAGATTCAGCAAGGCGTTTACCCATGTAATTGTGAAGCCTGAAGCGGTTGACGCAATGAAAGAGTTATATAGGACGTGTGTTGACCTTGGTGAGATAAGCGTAAACGGCACGACGGGACATCAGTTGCAGGTTTACTTTGGAAGCAGCACCTTTGATTCAAAGGAGATGTCTGTATTTATTGATGGAATTGTTAGCGAATGCAAGGAATTGGGGATAGAAACATTATCCCCGATGGAACTGGAAAGGATGAACGCAGAGTGGCAGCGAAGAAGTCAGTTGTAATTGAGGATATGGAACACTGTTTTGTATGTGGCAGTTCCAAGGTGCAGGTACATCATATCTTTTTCGGTACCGCAAACCGGAGGATATCGGATAACTATGGATATGTTGCTCCGTTATGTGTCACACATCATACAGGAGACGCTGGCGTTCATTTTAACAAGGATTTTGACCTATACCTAAAGAAACTAGCACAGGCTCATTTCGAATCACAAATAGGTACCAGAGAGGATTTTAGAAAGGTATTTGGTAAGTCGTGGTTATGAAA